ACCTTCTAAAGCCTCTAAGAATGATTGTGGTAAATCCATCATACGAACTAGATGCTGTAGTATTTCTGGAAGAGGAACACCCAGTTCAACCAGTGTTGGCATAACTGCAAGAAACTCCTGCTTCTTAACGGCTTCTGATACTGGAGTAGCACCACTATCATTTGCATAATACCTAAAGTCACCTGTTATATCTTCAGCATTTATTGTCTTAGGCATACCATTAATAATAATAACATCACCATCATCTTTAATATACAACTTCATTATTGAGATAAATACTTCGGCAATGTATTCAATAGCACTGTCTCGCTCTCTGGCTAAACGTCCTATTTCAGAAGAGGAATATGCAGCAAGAGCAGTTATCTCTGTAGCGGTTGCCCGTGAGGATTCACCTCTAGTAAACGGAGCTAGTACAGAACCGCGCTCGAAATCATCTTGAACCTGCTGCACATAACGCTCAAGTTCAGCAGGTACTGGAGTATGTGGTACTGGTGATATAGACCCTGACAAAGTCTGTCCCTGACTTAATTCTACCTCAATGAATTCCCCATCAACTCCTTGAGATAGTTTTGACATAGCCTCAGCATCGAATACTCCTGCTTCAACCACCCACTGTCTCGCTGCTCTACGCACCATCGAAGCCTGATAGGTACGCAGAATGTTTACTTCCTGAACTTGATCGTATACTCTTCGTAAAGCGGAATAACCACGCATAGGAACATCTGGTTGCCTACTGTAATACAACGGTATAATGGGGCTTAACGGATGGTTCGATGCATCTTTAAATGGTATCTCACTATACTTAACTTCTTTTATTTCGTCTGTACCTTCTGGAACCAAGATACCATCATACAAGTACTTGTCTCCATCTTGGTAATCTGGTGACCAGACCATCATCTTGTCATTTACTAGGTCATAGAACTCTATAATCTCAACGTATTGAAACTCAGGTTCGCTATCTTCTAGACCTTGTTGTTGGTATCCGTCATCTTCATTTATTCTATCAAGAAAACGTATAAGAGGATGAGCACTAAACTTCTTCGGCCCGTATTTATTTCTGGCTTCTTTAAGCGTCAAATAGTAACGATGTCCAATAAACTTTTGATCTCTCCATCCTGTTGCATCTGTATCAACAATTACATCCCAAGGGGCTACGGCGCATATGGTAACTCTTTGGAATGGGTCTGGATGATCATTGGGTATTAACTTTAAATAAGCATTTGGATATATGAGTGCTAATCGAGAAGCATCTTCTAACTGTGTACGTATGTTATCCAAAAAGTTATTGCATAGTGTTTGAACGATTTGGGCATTGCCTTCACCACGTACATCACTCTGTACTACAACGGAAGGGGAACGTGCAAACAATGAAGCAATGTATCCTTCTACAAACTCGTAAGCACGGGACGTTTCGATAACTACTTGTTGTGGTGCTTCTAGTTTATTCCAATACCGTGTCATATAGGCGGCACGTAATTGTCTAAGTTCTGCTCTGGCTTCATCCCAATACTTAGAATGATTGTGGTAATACATTTCAACGATACGTGGCTTCATACGTTTTTCTTCCAAGGTATAGGTTGATCTTTAATCTTCTTCGCTCTTGATTCAGAAATTAGCACATCCATTAAGTTACGTCTAGCCAAAGTTAATTTGCGCCTAGGTATATCACGTAGGCATCGATAGGCTAATGCAAGAGACATAGCAAGGTCATCGTGCATACCCCTTGGGGCTTCTGGGCAAACCTTAGTTACTACCAATGCTCTTAGTTCAGCAAGTACCTGAGCATCCATTTTCATTATCATACCTTGCGTTACATATTCGCGCAGTGTCTCATAAGCATCGAGTTTGGATTTTGTTGTTGTTGTCCAATCTTTCATATTGTGGTCTAGCCATAAGTTTTTATAACCCATATGTCTTAAACGATATATCACAACGTGACCGTGATTGTTGCTTTCGCACAGTATACGGGCATCGTTGAACCATTGCGCTATCTTTAATACCACATCAGCAAACCCAGAAGGTGATATAAGATTATTCCTATAATGATAGATAGGCTGTAGTGTAGCCATAGAGATAACAGTTATAGTAGAATAGTCTCCACCAACACCAGCAGCAACATCAACACCCATAGCATAAACATCGTCATCGCGTGGTTCTTCGTATAACCTTTCCTGACCATCAAAATGTATCTCTTCTATCTCACGTATATCATCCAATGTAAAATAAGAAGAAGAAGCATAATGGAACGCGTCATCAAGACAACCCGGATACTCTCTTCTAAACTTTTCTAGTCCAATGGTTGCAACCTGTTGCCTTCTCCAGTTGAGTTGATCATAGGTACAGCCATAAGACTTAATCAAGAACTTCTCATCTTCGTTTGGTGTAAAGTCTTTTGGTGCTGGTAATCTATATCTTTCGTGTTGATGCCACCAATAACTGATCAGATGCCAACCGTTCTCAGGAGCACCCATAATAAGACGATGAAAGACATCACCGGGCTTATTAGGAGTACTCTCAATGATAATCTGACCTTCTCCAATCGTGGCGATAACCTGCGCCAACATCTCTTCCCCGTCATCATAAAATGCAAACTCCGACAAATGAACTGAAGACAAAGTAAACGATCTGGTACCACCCTTACTTCCGGCAGTAAAGGAGCAAAGCTGTGCGCCCGTCCCTGCAAATTCCAGTGTAGTACTATTGTCTATACTAAGATTTTTACGCAATATATTTGGCAGCGAGTTGTGCATCATACTGTCCATCTTTCGTAGATGCTTTGCTGACCGTTCGTGGAAACTAATTACACCAAACTTCAAAGGGTCTTTGGTCTGGTACGTACTCCATAGCGCATAGGCTCTTAGTACAGTACTGATACCAATCTGTCTAGGCTTCAATATGATAACCTTCTTATGGCCCTTTAACTTATGTAATAACTCTATTTGTTCTTGGTTCGGTGTAAACTTAACCAACTTACCAGAATACTTATCCTGTATCTTTAACAACTGAATGAACTTCACCGGATCATTCAATATAGGCTCTAACTCTATTCGGATTTTCTTCGGTAACTTATCAATCATACTACCCCCATTGTTGGGCCATTGCGTCAGCAATGCCTTGGTAAGTTGTCGACCGTATCTTCCAGCGGTCGGGTGATGGTGGTAGATAGTGCAGACGATTGCGTTCTTTGTACGGTAGAGCCATTGTCTCAGCCTTCAAGTTTGTGGTATAGGCTAGCGGGTCTAGACCCTTGAGCCAGAAGCAGGTTGCTTTGCTCTCCTTATGTCCAAAATGGTATGGCTGCACAAGTTGGTCGTACTTCCTACCTATCCGCATTACTGCATACTTGTGAGGTATTGGGTTCTCGACACATATCTTTGGTATATCGCAGTCTAGCAGCCTCTTGAAAAAGGCAGCACCCTCGTCTAAATCTTTCCATCGTTGCAGGTTTTTCTTGTTCTTCTTCTTGTTTTCCCAGAGCCAAGTCACTCCGGAGTTGGTTAGATAGGTACACGGTGGATGAGCAATAAGTAAATCCCACCCCCTGTCGAGTACCTCTAGTACATCGCCTTGGATATGCTGTCCACCCTTATCGGATAGCAGCAAATCACAAGACCAAGCATCGTGGCCACGGGCAGCAAATGCACCCCGCACTGTGGCCGAGTACTCACAAGCAATTAAAATCTTCAAACCTAGAAGTCCTCTTTCTTACCTAACAAGATAGTATACGTAAATGTATCCCAACCATTGACCCGCCTTTGATCCTGACACAAATCAATAAACTGGTCAAAGTCATACGGATCCTGAAACACTGTGCAACCAGCACTATACCGTTCCACCTTGTCTATCTTCCTGCTTCCATTAGCACGGTGTATGTTTATTCCAAAATACCCCTCATACTCTGTACCATCCATATCAAGCACTGTATCTTTATTATTATCCCGCCACACCTTTACTTTACCGTTTCGCTGGCAAAGGGCTAGATACTTGCCTCTATGTAAATCTAACTTATACACTCCTCTACACTGTTGAGGATGAACCAATATAGCAGTACCCTGTACCCTACCCGGCTTATTCAAATGATACTGACCCGGATCTGTCGTACAAGGAAAGTTGTATTCTATCCACCTACCTTCTTCCTTGTGAATACAGTAAATCCTATCATCAAAACTATTCGCCTCTATACTCGTACTACGCAACGCTATGATATTTAAATCATAATCTAAGTCACTCGTAAATGTCTTAAACCCTGCATCTCTAACTCTCTTCAACAACGGTGGCTCTGCTGAACCATATATCTTTATTTGCATCCTATCTCCTATATCCACTCACATTCTTCTTCAGGCTCAGGAGGATTGTATAAAGCAACGTTTATCTTAAATCCCCACAAACCCTTCTTGTAACTCTTACGACCAGCAATAAACTGTATCTGACTATCATCATCATAAACTATATCATTAAGCGCATCGCACACACTCCCAAAACAATTCTGAACATCTCTCTTCCTCTTGTCTCCAAACACCACCTCCAACGTCATACTTACAGGCTGGTCAGTCTTATCCCATCCACACCTAGCCATACTCTGCTTGGCTATCCATCCAACATAATCTTCGAACTCCTTCAAGTTCTTTGGCTTATACATACGATTACCACGTATACCCATATTATTCTTCTTTGACGGTATCTTCATTTGTCCCACTATCGACAACATCTTCCTCTCCTATAAACCAAGAAACTGAACTAACACCACTTAACTGATGCTTCTCAAACCAATGATAACTCTTCAAGTACCGAGCCTTCTTCCTACCCTGCCTCGGTATCTCCTCTACCACCAATCGCTGCACATCACTTATGTTTGTTCGCTGATGCTCACACTGAACAATCACCAACCCTAAGTCAAATACCCTGCCTTTTATCCAGCCCGGCACTGCATTGGCATAAGAAACCTTGTCATAAACGTAGATGTGATAATCCCTGCTTCTACCACAGATATATATCAACTCTTCCTTGTACATCGCTAATAACTTATCAGCACTCATTAACCACCCCGCTTGTAGTTATAACTATGCTATCACACTTTATAGCACGCTTAGCAAATTTTTCCGGGAATTTTTGAGGGGGACTACTGCGTAGGGTGATAGACAAATATGGGGGACCCCACCCTGTGAATAACCTGTGAATAAGTTGTGAATAACCTGTGAATAACTCCTACTTACTGACAGGTTTATTGACAGCCTGTGAATAACTCCCCTTAACCTTTTATATAAAATTTCCCCCTACCTATCGTATCCCTAGACATATCCCCTCGTATCCTTATCGATACACTACTATCCTGGTATCTGTTATGGTACTCTGCTATGGTTCATAGTTGTTTACAGTTGGTGTGAGTTTGTTTGATTGATGAAAATATAATTCATATTGTTGTATGCTTATTCTATCCCCATTCTATCTACGCTTGATTATTATCTTGCTGGTGTTGATATGAAAATAATTAAAATAATCCTTGACATATATTATTCTATCATCATATACTGTATACACTACCTACAACTAACAAAGGATAATCAAACAATGATACCCAACATAAGGGCGTATCGACGTATCAATCTTCATATAAATATACTGATAGACAGATACCAAGAGAGCCAACTACCTAGAGAATCACCTTACTATCTACTAGTATCACGTATCAATAATCATCTAGTAATAAACAAACCCTACCAACATCTAGCTCAACAACTTCAACATATGATAGCGAACGACTGGAACCTATCACTACTCATCAGGGGATAACACAATGAAATACAACCAAGCTCTCGACACTCTAATTAAAACAAGAACATTAACTACCGACCTACTGGCCCCTCTTAGAATACCGTTTGAAAACTTCCTAAGATTTGGACAGCTGACCAAAGAAAAACAAGAACGCACGATAACAAAATTGATCGCTCACCTGGAACGATATCGACAATAACAACTAACCAACAATAACAAAGGATAAAACAAATGACTATCAAACAAACAATAATACCGGTGTGCGGTGACTGTCACACCTATTCAACGGGTGACCTATCATCATTTGATTACTACTATTCTGAAGAGGAGAGCGAGCGAAGAATAGCAGATATAGAGAAAGCTATGAACGAACTACTCAAAGAACATCCCGATAGTTGGATAACACCCGGCGATAAAATAGAAGAGCATTCAATTCATTCTTGCCAGTGTTGCGAATCTCAAACTAGTGTTTACTCGGAAATTTACTTGCTACTCATAACAACAAACAACTAACCAACAAACAACAAGGATAAATACAATGACTAATACTAACTTTGGCTTAACTTGCCACATCAAATACAAAAGAAACTATTTCAATTACCTTATGGAGTGTCTATCTGGGTATGATGAGTACACCGGAACAAGACCCAAGGATATACTTGAGTATATATTCAGTCGGTTCTATTCTGAGTACGGCTACAACGTAGAACGATCAGGAAAACATCATGCCATGACAGACTGGCTGCAAGGGCTAGCTCTACCTATCCCCTTCTATAATGATGAGATTATACAACTAGCAAAGGACATGGGCAGCATAAGAAGGAACGCTTCAGAACGAACACAAGAACAGGTCATAAAGAATTACTTTTCTTTCTGGGCTAACATTATCTTATCATGGGAGCCTCGGTATAATATAATCAGATGTCATAAAGATAACGACAATCAAATTGTCAAAAGAAACCTATCTATAACCGAGGCGCAAAGACACTGTAAAGATCCCGACACACGGGGTGATAACTGGTTCGACGGTTACGAGTACAATACTAAGACACGTAAATTATTCACAAGATACGGGGCGAGATAATGACTAGATACATCTACTATCCACCTTCTTTATTCAGGGGTTTCTATCATCCCGGGGTTGAAAAACCTATAACTATAACAAATAAACAAGCTGCTCTATACTTAGCTTATACCAAGCGCTTCTATGTATACAACCCGACAACAGGAAAACCAA